TGACCATGCTGCTGACCATGCTGCTGACCATGCTGCTGACCATGCTGCTGACCATGCTGCTGACCATGCTGCTGACCATGCTGCTGACCTTGCTGCTGACCTTGCTGCTGACCATGCTGCTGACCTTGCTGCTGACCATGCTGCTGACCATGCTGCTGACCATGCTGCTGACCATGCTGCTGACCTTGCTGACTCTGCTGCTGACTCTGCTGCTGACCTTGCTGACTCTGCTGCTGACCCTGCTGCTGACCCTGCTGCTGACCTTGCTGACTCTGCTGCTGACCTTGCTGACTCTGCTGCTGACCCTGCTGCTGACTCGTCAATCTCATCCATTAAAAACAGGTCAGCACATTGCTTAATTGCCTTATATTGAGCCGAACCCTTTTTAGTAAAGGTTATCTGTCCATTTTCCTTATCCATTAACATAACATACATGAACTTCTTATATACTTTGTCTGAGTTAAGCCTACATGGAATAGCTTCTAATAGTTGTACGGGAAATTCTACCGCCTCTTCTTGTGCTAGTCCCTCAAATATCTTCTCAGCAACATGGACTAACCATAGGGGCATATCAAATTCTTCTGATGCCTTTTCTAGCGAATCCCTACCGTCATATTGGGTCATACATCCAAAAAAGCACCCCGAGTACTTCCCTTTTACTTTTCCGTTTAACCATTGACCCTGAATAAACCTATCGGCTTGGCGGTGTTCTTTGGCAATTTTAATTATCTCGTTTTTCCTTTTTAGCGTCTTCATAATTTTTAGTTTAAAGTTTCTGGATCATTCACACTCTCTAATAGCCTTAGTTGGCAACATAATAGGTGTTTTACTGCCCACTCACTTACAGGGAGTTTAGGGTTAAAGTCTTTGTCGTCAAATGGACTCATTTCGATAGTTTTTCAGCGTTATTAAGGGTTTTCTTAATCCAAGCTAACGTAGGACTTTTAGGCTCATTCCAAACAACATCATTTTTTACGTGTTCAAGTACCTCGATTAACTTATTGTGCGACTCCCGTAACCTTTGCCCCTTTTTATCTAAGGTGTATATTTGGGCTTTCATTTCTACGTACTTCTCATAAGTGAGAGCCATAAATTCTTTTCGTGTTGGTGCGCTCATGATTTTAGTTTTTCAGCGTTCATCTGAACGACGCATTCTTTAAATTCGGAGGTGTTGTTTAAATTCTTACCCGTCTCTTTTGCGATCTGAGATAACCTGGGCATACACTCTGAGAGGGTGGTAGCCTTGCTTATTCCCATAGACCTCCTACTGGCTTTGACTATATTCTCTGGCTCTAGTATCTCTGAGAAGGGGTCAGATTGAACGTCTTCCTTTTCTAAGTTTAAAATGAATGGGGTCTTTCGGGCGTTTCTCATGGGGGTTTAGGGTTTAAATGTTCCTTTGTTCTTGATAACGTTTTTCATAATGTGAATAAGGGCTGGTTTGTCATTTTTCTTTGGGTCTTTATCGAATACGCTACCATTACTCAAATCGTGTGTTGACCTATAACTTATTGCGGAACTAATTACCTTACCGCTATAAGTACCTCTCTCCGAACACATCATATAATAGTCATTCGATTCAAAGGCGCATTCAATAAGTTCAAGTTGAGCCTCAGAGAACCCTAGTATGCTGTTTCTTAGCCTGTCTCCATGTCCATTAAGGTCAGTTCCACCCAATCCATTCGCACTAATCTTAAAGTCATTATTTTTTATGATATGACTATAAAATAAGCTACCTAATGCGCAAACCTTACATTCTTTGAGCTTTGGTAATACCTCTTGTAATTGTCGCCCCTTATACTGAGCACCCTTTTTTGTTTTATAAGTAAAATACGCTCCACATTCAATAGTTATCTTCTTTGCTTTGATCTGCTTTAGCACATCCTTTGCTATTTCTACTCGTAGTTGGGCTTTAGTTTTGGTCTTCATTGGTTTAGGTATTTATTCTGTTGCTGAGTTAAGTTGCTCAATAGTCTCCATTAGGTAAGTCTCTGCTTCCCCTAGAGAATATACTGCACTCTCTGATTTAAGGTGAGCATCTGTGCCGTGTAGGGATTCAGGGATGTTTTCAAATACTTCTTCTTCATCGCTCTTAATGGCTTCAACCTCCATGTGTAATCCCTCTAAAATATTAAGGACTTTCTCAATTTCTTTTCGTCGTTGTGCATTCATTGGTTAGTGTTTTAAAAGAGTGTTTAGTGTGAAATTGTGTACCCGTCTACCATTGGATAACAAGGGTTAGGCATTTCATCAAGTGCCGTTTGCAGCATTGTTTTCCGTTCCGTTTCTGAAAGTGCTTCCCATTCATCCATAGTTTCCAATCCGAAATCTTGAAGTTCAAAAGTTTCTGAGCCTTAGAGTAGCCTGTAGCATCGTCGATCGCCTTTTCTATACCTGACCTCTGTTTGTTCATTTGTGCCTCCATTTGGGCAATTATGTAATAACAGGCATCTACCGTAGCGTATGCCTCAAAACATTCTGCACTTTCAAAATGATTTTTCATGTTATTTAAGTTTTAACCTGTTTTCTTAATTAGTGATTACTCTTAGTTAAAGTTACTCTATTACTATCTATTCAGAGCATAAGTCCCGACTGGATGCACCAATCCTTAAAAGGTTTTTATACCTTGTTAAGAATTGAGTTGATTATTCGTCGCAATCGTCCGTCCTATCAACACCCCCTTGTACTAAGGGCACTCCTAAGAGTGAAACCTCTATACAGCTACCCAAAACCCTATCCTAAGAGCAAACGCGGATTACTGCCTTTAAAAGCAGTTAGTCTGTATAGCAACCTGTTCGGTTATATTGATGGATGTAAAAAACCCTTCCACTTCTGCAAGGAGTATGAAAGGGTTCTGTTTTTTTGGACGGAGTTGGCTCTCCAGTAGTTTTATCTCTTACACTCCTTGCAAGTAAGTGTCAATATCTTGTATTGAACGGTTCAAAGTTAAGAAACAATAAACCAACTCCAAACTTTTGTCACAATTATTTACTAAAAATGTGACTGCTTATCAGATGAAAAAACCCGAAAAGATTTCTCTAATCGGGTCTTTTAGCCCAGAGATACTATCTGTGGGGTGGTTGATACAAATATACTATCTTTCTAAGGCTTTTGCAATAGTAGTCCCTACGGCAATTAGAGTTCCCGCACCCAATACCCAGAGGTTTAGAGGGTCGTGAGTAAGAGCGTAGTAGATTACATAACCCCCTAATCCATATCCAAATACAACCTTGCTAGACAGCTCTAATCCATCTGCTATATTGTGCTTGTCTTCCATGAAAGCCGGGAGAATCTTACTCGTCTCTGCCGTTGCTCTCTTTTTATCCTTAATTAAATTACCTACCGTATTAACAATTCCTGGCAATACGTTTACTAATCCTGCTATTACACTCATAATTATAGTTTTAAGGGTTAACAATCTTTATTACATCCATTCTCGTTTCTCTAATATCTATATGCAACCAAGATGGGGTAGCCTCTATATTCTCTACCGTAGTAAGTCCTATTTTTAAGTACACATCCTGATTGTCTATAATATCCTTGTAAGCCTCCTGAACGGTCATACCTGAGAATTTTAAGTCTACCGCCCTGCCAAACTGATGCTGAGATAGGCTTGTGGCTTTACGGTAGCCCCTTGGAGGGTCGAAACCTGAATAGTTATAGGTATGCCCATTTAACGTGCCGTTGATCGTTATAGCCTTTCCATGACGAGTTCTTATAAACTGAGCTACCTGAATGATTCTAGGGTCTATAAACCACAATGAAGCCTCCCCCCATTTCTGATAAGTCTTCTTATCTATAAACTCCTTTAAATGAAAATTAGTTGATACCTTCATTTTGTTCTGAATATTTCCCACCTCTTTTTAAGGTAGTTAGTTAGTAATCTGGCTAGAAAGCCCCCTACTGCTCCCGCAAAACCCAATAATAAAGCCTGTCCTATATCTCCCCATCCCAAAGTCAAACTAGATAGGATGAATCCCACTACACTATACTTAATATATCCTAATCCCTCATTCATTACGTTATATCTGGTGCTTTCCAATTTGCCTTGTCCATCTCCATCAACATAGGTACATGGTCATATTTTGTCTTCCCATCAAAATTAGGTGGATTAGGGTCTTTTGACCTCCATTTTAGAACCGCTAACAATCCATCATTAGAAGTTCTTAAATTCTTTACCGCTGTCTGTACGCAAACATCTAACATCGCTTGGCTAATGCCTGCTTTTGTCTCTATTGTATATCTGTAATGTGCCATTATGGTGTGTCGTTTACAAAGTCTCCAGGTAATCCGTTGATTACCGTCCCATTATTAGTATTTGTTGAATTATCTGTTAAGGTAGGGAAGGTGTCATCATCTCCCATCCTCCACCATCCTACTAAGTCTGAAGCCGCGCTATGAGTTAGTAAATTAGTAGGTTTCCCTCCGTTATAAAGCTCTGTAGCTTCTGAAGTGCTTAGTTCTTTTTTCCAAACACTATTCTCATCCTGATTACCGTTAAAGGGAAAAGTATTGTTCCCGTCTACCGCTAATTTAAAAGAATTGTTATTTAATATAGAAGAAGCTAAAGTATCAGTTATAACTACCCTGGTTTCCTGTACTCCGTCTATGTAAATATTAGCTCCTGCCGCAGTCGAAGACCCATCATAAGTAAATATAAGATTGTGCCAGTTTGTGTCTGTAATCGAATTGGTACTTCTTATTTGTATACTCTCAGTTCCTCCATTTGCAGCGAATAAAAATATCAACAACCCATTACTAGAATGAGTTGCCCATCCTTCTGTTAACGCTACGCTGCGTTTAGAACTTGTAATTTGTAACCCTGCTACGGCTGTATATTGAACCCAATGAGATACGCTAAACGGATCAGTTCTCTCAAAGTCTAAACTAGCATCGTCAGGTATATCTACCCTTTCGTCTACTCCGTCAAACAGGGTTGATAGATTATTAATAAGCCCGTTATCACCTATAAGGACTCCCCTATGTATTCCTATTCCTATTCCTATTCCCGGCATATCAAGTAAAATAAACCCTTACCGAACCTGCACCCAGAGTTATTCCCGTAACCCTTTCAAAGTCAGATTTTAAAGAAATGTATTCCCCTTTCTTATGAACTGATCCAAACCCAGGAGGATTTCCCGTGCCCGCTACCTGCTCATCTACCCCAAAAAGTAATGTATCTGGGTCTTTGGTTTGCATTTGAACCGTTACAAATGTTGTAGAGTCCTCTAAAACCTCTACTTGTCCTACTGGAGTTAAGGTTAAATCGTGGAACACAGCATCGGTAATTGTATTCGATCCTTGTCCTCCTTCTAATATTAATGAATTTGCCATTTTTATTGTTATTTAATTGTTTGTAATTCTGTTATTATAATGAAGGGTATCGGGTTTTTAAATATGCTTTAACCTCTGTCCTCTGGGCTGTAGTATGCACCCCAGCGTAACCTATAACCTCTGTAATATCAACGTTCCCCCATAATGTATCACTTCCTAAACCACCCAATGTTAACCCCGACATATTATTAACCCCAGCATTACCTGTGGCTTCTGCTGTATCTCCATTCTGAAAAACAGAATTTACTCCATTAAAAATCACTGTGGCTATAAAAAACGTACCAATAGTAAATGTAGCAAGTAATAAAGTTCCCCCACCTGCATTTAATTGCAACCTGGGAGGGGATGTTATCTGTTGTAAAGCCGCACCTGCAACCCCATCTCCATCCATCAATATTTCAGTTACTGACCACGATACCTGCTTAAAAACCACATATATCGTTTCGGGTTGATTCCAGATAAAGCTAACGGATTTTAAAAGGTCGTCAACTCCATCAAAGCTAATTGCTGGCTTTGAGTCTAGCTGAGAGCTTAACCATGTAGGCTGCTTTGACCCGACAGCCTGAACAACATCATTACCATTACTAGATTGATCCGCCCATAGGCTTACCGCATCCGATCCATCTTTTGTAACACCCATATCGCTACGCAGCCACACTAGAAGATTAGCTATGTCATTAGGTGAAAACAATGCAGGATTTATGTTATTAGAACCGCTTAATTCCTGAACTAAAAGAATACAATTATAAATATTGGAATTTTGTATAACCGTTATCAAAATAGTCCTTCCGGCATCCGAAAATATCTCTACCTCGACATCCCCGAAAAACTCAGTCCATGTCTGGGTAATAGTGAAATCCCCTGAAGAATCCGTAGTTACGGTAAGAGGTGTAATGATGTCAAACTTATCAGTAAGGTTTAAAAAGAACGTTGTGCTCGGTGTCAACCCTATTGACAATGTTAAAACATCATTACACTTACCATAAAGAACTTCAAAACAAACATCACACGTTGGTGTTATGTTGTTACAGAAGCCCATTAGTTAATACCTATACACACATCAAATACGCCTGTTGGCTTATCAGATGGGCATGGTATATCCTCTTGGGTGAACTTAACTTCTATATTCCAAATTACAGACTGCTTTTTGTCGTCAGCAATCGGAGCTTTTGGAATTATAGTCGCTACAGAATCGGATAAGTGAACCTTAGTCTCTGTTCTGTATCCAAACTTCCACTCTTTGCTTCTCTTAATATCATTATAAAAGTTGCAATTAGCGGCATAGTTGGGATCGAAAACATTAGCTACGATCTCATATCCATCTAGCTCCTCCACCGTATCGCCAAAACCTGGCTGTAGGTTGGGAGTAAATTCAAGCGTTCCCCTCGAATATGTAACTACATAAATATCCCTGTTGTTCAGACCTGTTGTCCACTCTGCCGTATCGGTAATATCAGTGAAAGTAAAGTCTGATTTCACGAAGAAAAAAGACCGTATGTCACCTAATTCCTTTGGAGGGCAATCGGTACAGATATGATCTGCCTGGGAAGTTATACATCCTGGATAGTAAACTGCCATGATTTAATTTATTAATTTTTAAGCGCAAATCTCAATACAGTCAAACTTTACCCTTGTCTGAATGGCATAGCTAAACGTAAAGAAAATCATCTCGGGCTTTAACCGAACAAACTCTGTGTTGTATTCAGTGTTCCAAGCGTCTTCCCTATCAAGGTTCTGATCTCCTGGTATTATACTTGCGTTGTCTAACGAATTAGCGGTTAGGAATGATGAACCCAATTCCAAAGGCATCCCCAACATAATTCCGGTAATAATTTCTTCTTTTGTTAACTTTAATCTCTTCCTATCTCCAGTAACCACCATAAGCATCTGTGCGGTTTCCTGTCGAAATACAAGGTCTCCAAACTGCTCCGAAGGGTCTACCTCCTCTACAGTACTTGCAATATGGCGGTGGTAAAGCTGAAAAGGATATTTCTCATCTATCGATAGTATGGTTTCATTTCCATTGTTATCAATTATAGCAGGTACGGTCTGCCTGGTATCCCCATCTACTTTAGTAATAAGTTCAGCAATCCCAGAGAAACGCCCCTTTTGGAATCTCTTGGAACTTAACTGCACCGTCTTTAAATCAATGTTGATCTGTGCTACTATTTCCGCTTCCTTTGCCATACAATATCTTTTCCTTTCCTAGCTTGCCTATGGTAAACCCTACAAAAAGCTCCATGTTCTCAGGGTGTGTACCTGCCATATCCTTTAGGATATAAAACCAATGTGTCAACCCTACTTTAATTTTTTGTTAATTTCTTTGGTTACAATTCTGTTAATTGCATTATTGTCCTCCTGTGTTATGCCCCACACATTGCCAAAATTCTCTTCTAAGAAGGCACTTATCTTCGACCCTGAAGGAGTTGTAAATCCCACACCCCATCCCCCTGGTATTGGAGCAGCTTGAAATTCCTTACTCAACTTTCCCGTAAAAGAGAAGTCTACCCTTTGTATCTGCCGTCCTTTGTTTGTTCGTCTCGAAGCATAAGACTTAGAATAAGCTCCTTTGGTTGGAGTTTTTCTTGACCTTTTATAAGTGATCTCTGCACCACTCACATCCTGGGATTCATTGTGAATCCTCCGAACATTAGAAGAGGCTATAGAAACAGCTATGTCCTGAAGTAAAGAATCAGTGTTTTTGATATTACTCAGCTTAACATTCAGGCTGTCAATAACGCTATTTAGATTGCTTGTATAAATCATATTACCTCCATTATCCTTACCTCATCATAACACTCTAAACAGTAGTCCTGGTTGTTTAGATCAATAGCGTCGATCGACATAAAAAGTTCCCCCTCGTATTCAATATCATCTATCATCCCTCCCCGGTATTCAACTTCAAAGAGTTTCATCAACTCCCCTGCCTTGTTATTGTCAAAGGTTGTAAACTCACTTAATCGATTGGTAAACTTCCTTTCCCTGGAAAGCTCAATACCTAACAACAACCACAAAGCCCTGGTAAAAGGCTCTTTGTTATTACATACAAATGTGTCAAACGAACATACAATAGACCACTTAACAGAGAAGCCAAAAGCATTATCACCTATTGTAAGGTCTTCTTCGGTTATCTCCGTAGCAATCGTAGCACTTGCCCCTCTTAGTTCTGCGTTTCTATTACCTCCATCTCCACAGGACAAGGAAAAAAAGTTGCATCCGTTCTGGGTTCGGTTAACAGCATTCTTTAACTTCAATAAGTCCAGCTCAACAGACACTAAACTGGTAGCATCATATCCTATAAAAATCTCTCTTGCCTCGAATGTCTGAAATATGGTTATGGTCTGAAACCCTATAGAAGCGGGAGCAACCACAGCCTTAGTAAATAGCTCTGTTCCTGTTTGAAGGTCAAATACCTTAATCGTTGTAGCGTCTGTAGATGAGAAGTACAGGGAAACCTCCTGAACTTGTATGGTCTGTAGGTTAGAATAGGCGAACTCTTCATCTTGTCGCCTTAGAGTAAGGGCTACACCCCTATACTGCGCCCCTGCAACCGTTGTAACGCTTGTATCTATGATACGACCCATATCTATTGATTGGGTAACGTTCTTTAGTAGGTGACGCTTTTTAAACTCTGCGTTTACATCCGTCTTTAACCTTCTGACGGCACGCTCCTGAACATCGTCCCAGACCCCATTAAAATCCACCTGCTGCTCATCAGCAAGCGAATCAATCATTTCTAGTTCAATGCCTGGAAGTTGATTTATGAATATACCAGAGTCAGGGGTTGTAATAGTACACCCCTGAACTCCAATATAATCCTTTAAGCAATTTAGGCTCACGATTCATTACACGTTAGTGAATGAATATCGGTAAGAACCCCTATTACCATTCAATCGGTCAGTAGCTCTGTATGCCTGGTCTATTGTGAATAGTCCAAACTGCTTAGAGATGATAAGGGAAAACCCTTTTTGAACTTGAACCGTAGTTCCGTAGTACGCATCTGTTAGCGTAGTCGGACAGTCAAAGTACTTCAACTGAGCGTCAAACTCGACCATCTCTATTCTTTCTGATACCTGCATAGGCAACATAAAAGTAAAGAAGGTTGATACTCCAAAGTCTCCTGCTTTGTAGCCCTGGTACTCCATGTACTCAATCAACTGAACTGCCTCAGGTTCGTAAACGATAGCCTGATTTGCTCCAAGTGAAGTAGCTGCAAATGGGTCTTGGAAGAAATCATAATCATTCATCTGAATAGGCGTATTGATACCTGATTGATCTACTGCCTTGCCCTGTCTTTGCTGTATGGCAAAGTTATGGATAAGACCTGTTCCTACCATCATTGGGCGACCACTAGCTTCGTTCAACTGATAATCCGTTGTCACCTGCGTTAATCCTTGATTAAGAGGATTATTGTTAGTGTTAAGCACTAAGTTAATAGCAGTAGTAGCATTATCTCCAGTTCGCTGATTAACCCCAATATTAGCTGCCATAAGAGTAGCTAAATCCTGGTTAACACCGCTTAGAATAGCATCTGCACCTTCTTTGATCTGAGTCATAAACTCTGTCATAATTTTTGTTGAAGGTGTTCCTAAACTGAAAGCAGCCGAAGCGTCATTTGGATAACGAGCAATCGTTTCATCATCAATGAAAATAGCGTACTGCCTTACATTTGATAGGTTTACGTTTCGCTCGAAATAGGCATTTACATTGACGTTCTCACAACTCTTCTCAGTGTCGGTCATATCAATGGTTGCCCTTTGCTTTGCCTTGATAATAACGGTTCTACGATGTCCCGGATCGGCTTCATCGTTAATCCGTACTACATCAGCATTCTTATTGTGCTTCAGTAGATTTAAGTGCCCTTGCCAGTTCAGTTTGAACTGAGGCGTGTTTTGTGCGGTTATTAAAGCAATATGCTTTGTTAGGGAGTCCGCAAATCCTAATCCTCCTGCCATGATTTTAAATTATTATACGTTTTGTTCCTGAAGGTTTTGAATATTTTTTACTGATTCAGCAGCCTTTAACATAGCAGCCTGTACGGCTGGGTCTGTACCATCTCCTCCTCCCGGTACGGGTATCGGTGTTGGTGTAGGTGCGGGATCAGTAACCTTTAGGAGTTTCTTACCAGCCAGAAGAGTATTAGCGAAATCCTGTGGCTTAACTTCTTTGTTATCCACAAAATAAGGCGTTCCTTCTCCTGTCTGCAATTTCAATATACCATTATCATCTACCAGCTTAATGCCTTTGGCGGCAAGTTCACCGTTAAACAACGTCTGCGCTGTTGTTAAATTAACCTCAGGGTCAACATCCATTGCCCAATTCTGGTTGGCAAATAGTGTGTTGGCTTTAAGGTTCAGCATTGCTTTAGCGTTCTCCTTCAACATATCCTCAAAACCCTCTACCATATCCTCATGGTCTGTCTTGGTTACGATATTCTCGCCTGATACCGCTATCTGCTTGTTTAACTTTTCAATCTCTGCTTGCAACTCTTTCTGATCTCCTTTTGGTGCGCCTTCTTTAGCCTTTTCCAAAGCTACTGTCTGGTTTTGCAAAATCGCTTTTCCAACAGAGTCTATTCTATTGTAAGTGCCTTTTGTCTCTTTTAGATTATGAATAAATCCATCATCTAGTCCGAGTGTTTTAGCAAACTCCTGCATCTTCTGGTCAACAGCGTCAAGGCTCTCAGCCTTCAGCTTATTGATAATGTCGGGGTTTGCCAGGGCAGACTCTACGGTAAAGAGTGATCCTTGAATGTTAGTTGCTACATCACCTGGTAAATCTATCGTCATTTCTTTAATGACCTTTGTCTGGGCTTCGTCTAGTTCGACTCCACCCTGTTTCGCTAACGAGATTATAAGTTCTCCGTTGTTCATTTGGAATTGGTATTAAGTTAATTTCTTTTAGTTTTCAGTAATTTCTTTAGGCGTTTCTTCTTACCCTTCCTCTGGGCTTTATGACCGCTTCCGGTCTTTGTCTTTGTATGAACTGCCATTATCTTCTTCCTTGTTTACCTAACTGTGCGAATCGTTTCTTGCCAAATTTCTTCCTTCCGATAGAGGCGCATAAGGCTTCTGGGTCTCTTACTTTTCCCCTGTTTGATGCTACACACCTTTTAAAACGTTCTCCTGATCCTAGTGTACCTTTGAATGCAGCCATTACGCCAATTCATTAAGTCTTTTCTTGTAAGCCGCCTTAACAGTCTTTCTAGTTTCACCTTTCATTACAATAGCTAAATCCTCAATAGACTTAGAAGCCTCTATCCACTTGATAAATTCGGGGGCTGTGATTTTGTTGTCTTGCAAAAGTCCACCTAAGAGTGATTCTTTTGTCTTGCCTTCAGGCTTTGGAGGTGTAGGTGGAGCTGCCGGGAGAGTTGCTGCTGGGAGTGGCTTGTAGTGTTCTATTCGAGCTACTGAACCTCCGATAGATCGAACAACATTTGCCTTATTTAGTTCGGGACAGATATAGCTAGTTCCACCTTTGAGATGTACTCTGATTTCACCTAATTTAAGTGCTTCCATGAAAGTTTTGTTGGTTTAGATTACGGTAAAAATACCCTCTATGTTTTGTAATTGAAAGATTGTGCGTACCTTTAGGGCAATCAACTATTTACATAGGGCAACAATGAGTACAAGGGATTCGGTAGGTAAATACAAAGAGTGTTCTACAACTTTATGGATGTGTCTCTTTGAAGAAAATTACGAGTTTGTTTTAGTGTATCAAGCCAAGATGAAAGCCAAAAAGAAACGGGCTAACTTACCAGAAGTAATCAATGCAATTATATCAGAACTAAAAGAAAATGAAAGTCAGCATTAAAATAAAGCTACACTTCTTAGAGTGGTTTATAGTTCCTGAGGTAGAGCACAATACACTTGACTCACATAGATCACTTAGCCTACAAGATAATATCACATGGTCAGATGAACCCCGTAGATGGTATTATACAAACCTAGAGTTCTTGTTCTTCACTATTTACGTAGCCAACAACCACCCAGACTACAGGCATCCTTTTCAGTAGTTATTTCCTAGAAGAATACCGATAGTGATAAATAACCTTATCGATAGACTCTTCCCTTTGAAGTAATGCAGAATCTCTTATCTGAGTAGCCCAATCCGTATCCTCCCCAAAGTCAACTTCTGGAAATTTAAACCTCTGGGCTATCTCCCTTTTAATAGGATTTAGGTGGTTGGGATAACGGTAATAAACCCCCTGATGATCGTAGTAAACAGGGTGTGTAATGGAATGCTCGAAACGTTGTTGGTTGTATCCGTCAGTATTCATCATCCCTATTATCTGTACACAATCCGGGGAACTTTCAAGAGCATTTAAAATCTTTACAAAGTACTCCTCATCTATACTATCATCATCATCAATAAAACATACATAGTCTCCCTTTGCTCTTGATAGTAATAAGTTCCTCTTTTTGCCTATTGACATTTCCCTATTATCACATTCACTTAGTATCTCTACTTGGGATGTGAAATCACCTCTCTCTAAGAAGTCGTTTATTCTAGCCATCAACACATCAAACAAAGTCTTGCGCTGCTCTATTGTGCATATAAGTACGCTTAATCTCACTTGGCTTCTGTTACTTCTGAATCAAACACGTAGATATGTATGATCTCATTTATCTTAACCTGTGTCTTAACGTCTTTTAAAACCTGTTTGCACCAGCCCCAATCCTCTCCATACATTTTGTCTGGAAAGTGGTACTTTCTAGCTATCTCACCTTTAAAGGCACATACGTGGAAAGGTCTTCGCTTGATAGTTCCCCCTGGCGTAAATCCTTCATTCTCTGTATGGGTCAGGTCAAAATCTACCGTACATTGTTCCCCGTTGATAATAGAGGTCTGCTTAAAGGTAATTACATCAGGATTGGAAAGGGCAGACTGTAACAACTTTACGATATAATCAGGGCTTATATTATCATCATCATCTACAAACGCTACATAATCCCCCTTAGACATCTGAACCAGAGCATCCCTTTTAAGACCTATTGAGCGTTGCTTATTGTCAAACAGACCTAGAATCTCTATGTTATCCCTTCCTTTGGATTGATCTAATAACTTCTGGTAAATTCTTTGGAACTTCTCAAACCGAGAGGGTATGGAAGGTACTAATATGGAGAGTACTATCGACATAACAATATGTTTTCTGCGTTCGAGTAGACCTCTTTCCACCCCTCCATATACTCTTTAACTTCACTCCTAAGATCATAACTACACTCCAGACAAACCATTCCAACAGAATAGAGTTGTACTTGCTTTAAAATATCAATTCCTAACCTATCATTCTCTACGTCGATGGATACAAAGTTAAAACTCTTATATACACTTTGGGCTATTAAATCTTCTAAAGTGTAGAACTGCTTGGTGGTCGTGGTGAAGGTTACATCATAGTCGTCTGTCCATTTCTTAACATGATCCTTGTCGGTAGAGCTTAACGCATCACCACCAGAATCAAAGAACTCATCTATTTTAGTTTCAGTACCTATTGCACAATTATACACCTCTACACCTGTTCCCTTGTAGGCTTCTTTTAGTACGTTGAAAGGATCATCAGAAGGCTCTACACATATCCCTGTCCAACCCTTTTCAAATAACGCCCTTACATTAGAGAATATCTCTGGGTTATAAGAGCCTATATCCAAGAAATTCCCATCTTGGTTATCTCTAAAATATTCTAGTATATAATCCTCTTCTTCCCCTTGTGAAAAACGTTTCATTTTGTAAATACCATTAGGTTTTTAATTACATAATCAGGTGCATCTATCCAGCTTTCTAATACTTTTCCCGGTCTATACTGCTTAAAGTGTCGCTTTTTAAATAAGTCTATCCAATACTCAAATGGTTGGCAGTTAATGTGCCCCGTTCCTTCCTGTCCCGGTGGGGCTGCTGAGAATACTATAAAGTCGGAGGTCATTGTTAGGATTTTAACAAGTTGTTTAGAGTTGTGAGAGTCTATATGTTCCGCTACCTCAATACACATACATACCTCATATTTCTCAGGAGCAATCGTTAGGAAGTCCATGTACTCAATATAAGGATGAAGGTTGCTGTTAGTGTGTATATGCGCTGCGGGACTTATCTCGTATCCCTTGACCCTTACACCCTCCTCTTGACATCCTAAAAGATAAGAGCCTATACCACATCCATAATCTACAATAGACTTGAACTTGTATTGCTTGGCAAACGCTTTACCTACCCCTACGCTCATCCAATGGACATACTTATAATGCCACTTGAAAAAATCGTCGTCGTATAGGTCTAAATCCATTTTATATTTTCATATAAGCCATGTTAAACGCACCCTCTACTGTAATAAATCTTGAATCCGAATTCTGTCCGAAATATTCTCTACAGGCAGCTCTGCATCCCACTAAGGCGTAATCATCTACAATGAGATAACCACCCTTAACCAACTTTGGATAAAGGTGTTCCAAGCAAACAAGAGTGCTGGAATACAAGTCGCCATCTAGCCTTAAGAGAGCAAGTTTCTTAACAGGAATATCTTTAACAATATGCTCAAACCACCCCTTTACATATCGAATATCTTTTTTATCTAAACCCCATTCTCTAATATGGTTCTTTACCACCTCTATTGAGTATGAGGAAATGCCGGAGGATTTTAAAAGCTGCTCCTGTGGAACATTTACATCGTGCTTTATCTTACCTATTCCAGGTTGTAAAGTATCTTTTGCCCCTGCCATCGGAATACCCTCAAAAGAATCTACCGCCCATATTGTTTTATTACTTGCAAGTGCCATAGCTCCTATTTGAGAACCCGCACCTACACCACACTCCATAATATCCCCTTCTAAATCCCTTACCCCTAAGGCTAATTCATAGCTGTTTACAACAGTAGGAAAGGTACTTGCTGCCCTGCTTCCTATTATTTTGAGATTATCAGGTATCATAAATAGGTAACTGGTTAAACGTTTCTTCTGATATGAAAGGATTATCGTTTGTTCTCATCAATACACAATAGATATTCCAGCCATCAATAGCATTTCCCATTGCCGGATGTTCACCGATTGCCTGTATGTCATATCCCACTAACTCAGCTAGTTGAATGTAGAAACTTTGGGTTAAGTAATGATTCCCATGTCCTTCCCAATTTCCCGTTTTAGGGTTTTCATGAATTATAGTTCCCCCTACTTTCAAGGCATCATGCAAATGCTTGTGTGCTAAGTAAAATCCTTTCCTGGTTTCTACGTGTTCTAGTGTGCCGTGTTGGGATATTAAATCAAACTGATCCATATCTAAAGGCTCTCTAAGATCGTGCTCTATACTGTTGTTACAAGCGGTAATATCTATGCTTACAACGTCTTGCCCCAATCCTTTGTAATAACCTTCAGCTATCTGTCCGTAGTGCTCTTGGTCGTACATATTCTGACAACCTACAAGCAAGTGTCTTATACCCGGTTGTTCGCCTCCGTATTGGCGAATCATATTCATACTAAATCCTGTGATTCCCATTACGCTAGTTGTTTAACAATGTCTGTTATTGTATTGAATCCTTCTGTGTGTTTTGTTGACCATATACCAAAGTCAATCAAGTAAATTATACCGTCCTTAACGTGAATATTTTTGTTATGTGGTGGTGTAAGATTAGCATCTTTGCCAATAAAATCCTGCGGGTAAATATATAAATTACAAAGCGTTTTTTCAATATATGTACATTGTTTTTTCCAATCTTCTGGTAAATTTTCTTTTCTAAGGGGATCACCACAGTACGACATATAAATAATTCGGTTGGCATAGTCTACGCTTATAAGTTGTGGGAAATGCTTTTTACCCCTCAGGAGTTTCAGAGCTTTAATCTCATTATCCCAATGAGCTTTAATGTTACGGGGTGTGTACTTATGGAAGGGAACAAGATACTGCTTAGAAACTATTCCGTTCTCTAAATAGGTATGGGAAACCATGCCTTTGTCTAATTGCATTTCTGATAGTGTATAAATGGTCTTAGTAATTCCCTATCCTTGACTTTCTTTTCTTCGATTACCTTTAAATCCTTACCCAATCTACCTGTTAAGGGATTCCAATAATGTTCTGGTTCGTTAAAGTCTATATTCGGAAGGTGATAGCCTGGAGGGTGACCCTCTAAGAATAGATGCCCCTCAGGATTCAGCATATCAATCAAGTGCTTACCAAATTGATCCATAGGAATACCTGTATAGATATGGAAGGCACAACAAATGATAATGTCGAATTTACCGTAATCGAATTTATGTGAATACTTTTCATTCATGAATGAAAGATTCGCAAGTCCTTGTCTAGTATTTTCCTTGATGCCAAATACAAGATCATTATATGATGCTTCAACACCCAAATATCCTCCTATATACGGACTCAGACAGATGCCAAAATAACCCCTGTTACATCCTAAATCAAGTACGGTTTTATCCGTATCTATTACTTTGTCTATTCCATAGGTAACTATCCTGTCTGGGATAGATCGGTTCGCCTTTCCGGGTTTTCCTTCTGTTCCGCTTTCGAGGGTCTGGTAGTGGGGGAACATATTAAAGCTCATTGATGTCTTTAAAAAAGATGCATATTATTATATAGAGGTTTACAAGTAATGATGAAATGTGTAGTGGGGAAAACCTAAGATCGTTGAATTTACAATATAGTGATACCATTGATATTAACATGAACAAAAAATATAATTGCTTTGTTGAAAGTCTAGACATATTATAACTCATAAGCCCTGTGCGTATAGTACTGCGGTTTCTGGAGGATCATTATAGCCATCACCAACATAAGTCATAAGGCAATGTTCAGGATAAGCATACATTTCTAATTTATTAGCTATTAAACTGCCGCAAATCATATCGTGGCGCGTCCCTTTGCATCGTGGATCAGAAGAAACGCAATTATTGTCATTATTCCATGAACCCTTGAACATACCGTTTAACATTGCTTCTTTCCATTGTTTGAAAAATTCTACTGCTATTGGTATATCAAAATCCAAAGCTAAAAACCCTCCGTTTCCATACATTTCTAGCTTCATGGCTTCGTCTCTTGTAACCCCAAAATACTCTAATTGCTCATCACTTGACCATGTACCGCATAGATGCCCCGCATATTGCTTCACGTAACCGTGTTCCTTTAATCCATTCCAGATTGGATCAAGAGGTTTAACAGCCCATATAGAAGCGTCTACCCAGAGAATTTTACGGTAGCCCTGGCGCAAAGCTTCGTCGAAGGCATAACACTTAAACGCATAGGGGTTGTCCTTGTGTAGCGGTGCGCCTATTTGATTCTCCTGAGTCCATCCCAGCAGATCACCGTCAAATCCTACCGTGTCCAAAGAGTCTCTTAATCTATCGAGTCCCTTAATGTAAGTTCCGGTAGATACGTTTATAATACATTTATCGTTCATACTGGAAATCCTTCTGCCTTACGATGTTCATAAGTTTGTTTATCAATGTTAAATAATGCTTCGTTTCTATCGTACAAACTATCTCGTTTTACTTGGCTGTTGTTTGCGAAGTGTTCGTGCTTAAATAACACGGTCTCGAAATATTGTAATTTGCCTAATCCCAATCCTACTTCTGTTTGTTCGTTATCGCAAAACAAACTGTGATAATCTGGGTGATACAACCATCCGAATCTATCATAGTATTTCTTGCCAAATACAGTAAGGGTGCAAGTTCGTGGCTGATAACCATCATTAAACCATAAAGCCCCATCAGTATCAGGAAAGTGTTTCTCCATAGTTGCACGAAGCACCTCATCCCACCCCTCAATCTGAGGAACCATATCGTCGGAAACAAGAATTACTATATCCCAGCCTCCTATTTCTTCCATGTCTCTGTTACAGGCATGAATTTTAGAATCAGATTCACCATAAATTACGGTAACATTATTAACGTTAATATCATCTTCAATGTTAGCCATAGTACTATCATCTGAATCTAAAGTTACCAGATAGTTAATGTTGTTTTTATCGGATGCTTTTTCATCCATTAGATGAAGAACATTTAAAAACTGTTCTCTTCTTTCCCTAGAGGGGTATTTTACTAAAATTTTCATAGTTTTTATAGTTCTTATAATAGGGTCGCCCCATCCAATAGCAAGTGCATTACCACAGCCGTTAGGCTAGAGCTATCTTCAGGGACGTTATATTGTTTTTGGAGTGGCAATGCGGGGGTAAAGATACGATAAAAAAGAAAACCCTGAGTATAAACTCAGAGTTCTCAATCCTGGATAATAGCTGCCATGAAAGTTAAAAGGTAAGAAAAGTTTATTTAAATACCTATATTTGGAATGTAAAATACGCAAGTGTTTTTATCTGCTAAAAAAAAGGGGGCGTGAACCCCCTTAGTACTCAGTTACTTTCTAGTAACAATGACCAGAATGATTAATAGCATGAGTAAAACTATTAATCGGTCGATTAGGGCTTTCATAGCGTTAGTATGAAGTTCTATTCTGACATCAGACCCTCAGGCAATTGCTTGGGGGTTTGTTCTGATCGTTTCCCCGCAATCCTTTCACAGATTTAACGAGAGTATAAAGATACTCAAAAATAAATGTGCTTTTTTTCTTGTAAGTGTTTGAAAATCAAATAGTTATATGTATATTAGTGCAACAAAAAAGGGACACTCTGCTTCAACAGAACATCCCTAAAACATTCAACTACGGCTAACACCATAAATTAAACGTTGTGATAACAAAGATAATAAATTCTCATAAGAAAGTCAATCCCTTCGGAGGATTGTTTTTCGTAATCAATGACCTTAAAAACAAAGGACTAGCTAATCTAATTGACTCTCATTTAGGAAAACGAGTCAAGCAAGCCAAATACTCCTACTCGGACATACTTCTAAATTGGACTTACTGCAACCTGTGTGGTGCAGAACGCCTGGAGGATATAGAAAAACTAAGGGGTTCGCTTGATATGAAACTACCTTCTCACGATGCCCTGGGTACGGTAATGAAATCCTTTGCTGTAAAGACAGAATTTATAAAGAAAGAGAAAGTACACCAATTCAATATACACAAGCCCTTGAATAAACTCATGCTAGATACCTCCTTAAAATTGGGGCTTCTAAATAAGAAAAAGTCTTACACGCTTGATTACGATAACACTATCATATATCACCATAAATATGACCGTACAAAGACGTATGATCGATCACAAGGTTATCAGCCAGGAGTGTCATTTATAGATAAGATTCCTGTATATATAGAAGGGCGTAATGGAAACTCTAACGCTTCATTCAAGATCAAGGAAACGATTGAAAGAACACTTGAAATACTAGATGAAAAGGGGATTAAAATAAATACTTTCAGAAGCGATGCAGCAGCCTACAATAAAGGATTAATGGACTTGATACACAATAGGAAGTCAGAGTTTTTCATTCGATACAGAAAGCACAGAGAGATGATTGACTTCTTAGAATATGGAGGGGTGGAATGGGATACTATCTTAATAGGTGGGAAAGCGTTTGGCATTACCTGTATTAACTACTCTGATGTTTTGGAAACTGACAAGCCCTATAGGATTGTTATAACCAGATATACCAACACAAAGAATGAACTATGTTACAGGGGTATAATCACAAACAACCTAACAATGAGCGATAAGGATGTCGTTTACTTCTACAATAAAAGAGGGGCAATAGAAAGGAACTTTGATGATCTGAAGAACAACTTTAATTGGGGGAGGTTGCCGTTTTCTTTCTTAAATGAGAATACTGTATTTATGATTATCTCAGCCATCACTTCGATTATCTATCAATACCTAGTCGGTAAGTTCTCAAAGAAAGTGGACTTCGTGAAGAAGAAGCACCGATTGAAGAACTTTATCTTTCACTTTATCGTGTGCAGTGCAATATTGTCAAACGGACAGCTTCAGATGTTTACTGAGAAAGACTACTCGCCTCTGGTAGAATAATGATTACCTTTTGAAGCCATTTCTGGCTATTGAATGCACTTCAGGTCTTTCTGTAATGAGAGGGCACGTTTATTTTTAATGTTGTCTTCTATATAACCATCCGAACTGTAAAGCCTAATGGTAACTATTTTATTTGATGACAAATAATCTAGCTGCTCCTTAGTTATGAGGTAATTTACGTGCGTGAACCACATATCACCTGCATGACTTGCTTTTGAATTTGCTATTGCGGTTACAGTAATCACAGAATCAGATTCAAACATTAACATAAACTTGCTATTTTTTCTAAAGGAAGTAAGCGTATGCGTAGATAGAGATACTCTCAAATATTTATACTCATTCAATACCAATCCGCTTATCAGGGTATAGTCCGTAAGCCCATACAATACTTTTACTCCTTTAGTTTGTATGACCTTCGTTTTTGTGAATTTATCCACTTCATTCCTTTTGTATTTGCAATCCTGGGCAAATAATAGGGTAGGGAAAAGCAGTACAAGTAGCGTTTTCATAGGCGAAGAGTTAAGCCCACAAAAAGGGGCTATTAAAACTATCTGAGGTAGGCTTGTGAGAAACCTATTTCCCGAAGGACTGCGCAGAGAGCATAATAACCCCTAGCCTTATCCCTGCGCGAAAACTTCTCACAATTTACCTCAAGGATTGTATGCTAGGTGTAAATCTAAGGTAATGTTTTTGAATTCAATAGAGTAGAAACACCTAAAGTCTTTTATACCGTATCTGTACGTTTGTGTATATTGTAATCCTGTTAAATCCTTCAATGGATTACGGGAAACGGCTAGAAAAACCCCCAGGTAGTAGCCTGAGGGTCTAGCGTCAGATTTTAACTTAAATCAGTTACAATGATTTATATCAAAATCGGTGCATTGGAGATAACTATCTCTCCTCTTGCATTACTAATCCTAATCGGATTAATCTGATAGTTACTAAGGGGGTTCACGCCCCCTTTTTTCCTGGATAGTATCAACCCCTCCCGTAAAACCACTGCCAGGTTATCCTCTTATTTTCTTTCACAGATACACTTGCGTATTTTACATTCCAAATATAATCATTTAAACCTTTTTACCAACTTTTCAGGTACAAACTCCTCATTAATAGGAGCTACTACATGATTACAATTAAAGCCCCCGGCAAATGTAATGAAGTTACTGGCGTTCGTTTGGGGCTTGACCCCTTGTAATGATACCTTCTCAGTATCTCCATCATTGTCTACATCAATATTGCCTTTTGTAATCTGGGTAAACTCTGATCTGTGTATCCATTTTTTCTTTACCAGTGCTATACAAAAGTCTCTGGAATCCTCTACAAGTGATCCTACATAAATAAACCAATCATTATCCAGGTTCTCAGAGACTACCTGGGAGTACTCTCTCGCATACGTATTCAGGGCATCGGTTACTATCTGGCTTGTGTGCCGTTGCAACGCTCCTACGGACTCCTCTGTCTTAGTTAAAAATCCCCTCATCTCATCCATAAGATTAGAGAAGCTATTGCTATCCGATATATTGGTTCGTATTATATTGGCAGCCTTATCAACTATGTTAGACTGTATGCCCGATTCAGTAAGAGCCTGTACGGTGTTCTGAATGCTCACCTCCCGTAAGGTATTGATAAACTTAGGTTGGGTAAAGTCTGATTTTAAAGTAGTGAAGAAGGCTGTTTGCAGCTCTGTGGCTGTGTCAAAGGACTTAGTGAACTTATCGACATCTTTTAGGTACTGGTCAGACAATATAATAGCACGTATATCCCGCTTGATTCTGTTTATCTTGCGAAGGTTAGCCCCCGTAGCCCTTATCCTTCCACGCCTCTTGTCAAGCTCTCCTAAAAGAATCTGGACACGGCTAAATATCTTCTTTTCAAGTGCCGGAACTGAATCTGTGAACGTGTCTTCACTCTTGTCCAGAAGACGTACTAGGCGGTTCAGTGCCTTCTCTGATTGTTCTAGTGACATTTAGTTAAATAAACCTATTCCTCAACAGGTGGGATAGGAGGCACGGGAACAGGCTCAGGCTTATCCGCTTCTAACTCCTTAATCTTCTCATCTGTCATGTCTCTGATTATCGTTAACCGTTCCTCAAAACTCTTTTCTAAGAAAGTAGGATCAGCCTCTACTGCCTTCTCTACAAAATACGTAGCATAAGTAGACATTACAGCATCCTCCTTTGTAATATCGTGGTTCATCTCCAACTCAATTAATTGCTCTGCATTGAGTGTAGGAAAAGGATTCATAGCCATACTGGTAATCAACTGATTCCTGATCTCTGGAGCATCCCTGAATTTCTTATTGACATAATCTACTTGCATCTCTTGGATTATAGTAGCATCAATGCCAGCCTCCTTTGCCTTACCTATCTGTTCTATAAGGGTGTTCTCAGTTAATAGATCAAACTGCTCAGGTACTTGAATCAAGGGAAGTAACTTGTTTCTCTTTTCCTGGTTAGGAATTAAAACCGAATACCTATAGTCTGATATGATCTTATAGATGGGGTTTAAGAAGTTCTTAACCAGATGAAAAGCTATTGAGTAAACAAAGTTGTTTAACTCCTCCTTATCTACCTCTTTGGCTTTGCCTGATTGGTTTAAAGGGGTCTCGGCTAAAAACTCCATATTAATACTAGACAGAGACTTGAATATGTGAGCGTCTATTCTCTCATCCTGAATCTTAACTATATCTGTTGACTTGGTAATGTACTGAGCCGGAGGGAAAGGTATTTGCTGTTTGTCAGCGTCTCTCACTCGTACTACTATTGTCTCGTAAGGATCAACAGCAGCAGCTCCACGTCCACCACAATCACCACAAGATACCGCACCTCCTGGTTTAGGGATAAGTCCCGTGCCTTTGCACTTAATACATTTCTCTCCCTGTATAACCGCTAAAGTGGAATGAATGTGAAGCAATACTTCAGCTTGCATATCAGAGTACTCCCTGGCTGCCTCGTCTAGTCTTGGAAGCATGGGATTTAAGAAGGAATTATAAAGCGGTATATTGTTAATAAGCTTGTCCAAAACTCCCCCATTCATAACTACGGGTAAGTCCATATCCCACGCCATAAGAGGAGTTAAGGAGAAATCCCCCTTCTCATTTACTTGCATAGCCTCCCATACCCCCTCTGTAGAAATAATCCTGTATATGGGAACGGTCTTTACTTGATTTTGAATCTTTAACTCCCCTACATGAGAGCTTTTGTAAGCTATCATTACTCCCGGCTCATAGAATAACACGTCTTTAGATGGAATGTAATTGGCAAAGGGTCTTAGGAATTGATTGGGGTCTACCATAAATTCCAAAGGAAGGACTACCATAAACCCATTAGGGTCAGATAGAATCTTCTTCAATCCCAGGGTATAAGCCCAATTAGTTACCGATCCGAATCCCGGGTAATTCTTCTCTGCGTAATCCTCCAGGTTCTCACCTTCCTGTTTTATAGTCTCCGAGTTAGAATAGTCTATTTTCCAATCATCCGAGCGAACAATCTTATTTAAACTTGAAATGACTTTAAAGCAAGGCTCTTTGGTAATCGATGAATATATCTTTCTTCGGTGCAGTTGAACCTTCAAAGATTCCCCGGGTCGCCTCTCATCTATCAATAATTGAAAATAAGGGTTCTCCGTATCCATCATTCCCATTGCCCGGGCGAATGCCTTTTCATGTTCCTTCAGTCCTCTGAATCTATTTGGATTGAAGCCGTCAATATGAAAGGAAAGGTGATTCTCTATATCAACAGCCTCCAGGTACGCTGGGTGGCGTTGATTACCCTTGATAAATTTCTTTACTATTTCTTCTGGTGAAAGTGCCATTGCTATAAGTTTGAACGTCCTGGCATCCAGCCATTTCTCTTGTCTATCCAAAGGTATGGAGTCATAACGCTGAATTTCTTACAGTAGAACTTTACATAATTGTCGTATGTCTTTTTCATAATGGGGTGTGCCATGTGACCACCCATTGAATAAGCATAGAACTGCTGTAATTGTGCCCCCTCCAGCCTTAATGGGGGTTTTTGTGCCGCCTCCCAATAGAAAGGCTTGTAGTTGTCCTGATGAGGATACATATCATTCTTAATCATTGCGATAGTGAATGGTAGTTCGTCAGGCATTCCTAAGTTAAATTGCATATTAAGTTCCAAAGGTTCGTCGAAGAGCTTAAAGGCATCAGCGAATAGCTTGGCTACCTTCTTATCCTTTTTAAAGTAAATCATCTCTGAGGAAAGATTGTAGAACTTTCCCGTTTTGAACTTGAAATAATCCTTTATGTACTTAGGTGAAGCCCATACCCCAAACTCATTGCCTATCCACTCCTCTTCCAGGCTTAACCAACTTCTGTTAGCCATTGTAAAGTCTACGGCTTTTAAATCCTCGAACAACTGATTGACAGGCTTTTTATTCAACCATATTACATCTGCATCCATATAAATGGTTTCGTCGTATGGTGATAGGCTGTAAAGTGCCGTCTTAGCCTTCATATACTCGGTTCTACCGTCCGTTAAGTAATATTTGGGGTTTACCTTTAGAACCTTATCAAAGAGCGTTAAATCGGTTATTTGAGACTTCCCATCACCTGCGTATAGCAAAGTTATCTTTGCATCCGGGGATGTGTACTTGATTGACATTGCTAGATTGTAAGCCCATCTGCCCCAATAGGCGTGTCCTAAAGCTAGTATTATAATGCCTCTGGTTGTTTTTATCTGTTTTGTCATGCTTTTGCGTATGCGATCGGGTCTCCTACCTCTACGATAGCCCCATCAGTTATTGTTATTTCCTGAGTGTTAAAAACACCGTTAATTATTTTAAGCCTGAATAGTTTGTCTGCGGGAATATCACACACAATAGGCGACTGCTCATTTTTGAACCTATGTATCTCATTGGTTGCGCCGTTATCTATTCGTATCTTTAATCTTAATTTAAGTCCCACTATACATTTCTGTTTATCTGGTTAGGCTGCGTTGATACCTCCAATTCTGATCTGGAAGTCATTAAATCCTTAAATAATACCCTTGATTCATTGGGAGATGATGGTTCGTACTCATCCTCCATAATATAGCTTATATCTTCAATAGTCCTATTGTCTTGCGCAAAAAAGGCAGCAACAGCATCATGCATATAGTCAGGAGCACGATGTATGTCTAATATCTTTACCTTTCTAAGTAATGTGTAATCTACTGTCTTTCTGCCTGCCGAATCCTCCCCTATAATTCTGGTTGATGGGTATTGAGTTCCCCTGAACTTTGCTTCTATTCTTAGTTGTTGATTAAAGGCAGTCCCAACAGAGGGAATAGAGTAGTCGAATCCCCCCCAGCTTTCATCATTAGACCACTTAAACAGTAGTGTGCAATCGTGGTCTGTCTGCAAATCATAGCATTCTGAACGTCCGGCTATGTTGTTTTCCTTGCTTATAAGAACATTATCTATAGAGACAGTACTGGCTGCTGCTCCGTTAAAGGAAAACTCCAGTATATTTGTAAGGGTGCAAGTCAAAGTCTCTACGAAGGTCGCATTAGTGCTTCTTATCGTTCCCAATGTCCTGCCACAAATTACTTGAACAGTGCCCGTTCCTGTTACTCCTGAAGTAGTAAAGGTGATCTGATAAGTCTCGCCCACAACAAATATATTAGGGATAGTGGCTTTACGTGATACTCCCGTAGAAGTATAAGTCATTAGCCCTCCCGAAATTACTATATCAGTATCTAGTGTCCACCCCTGGTTATTGGCAAAAGTATCCTCAAATATATTAGTGTTGTCTATAATTTGTATCTGGCGGCATCCATTGGTTACAGTAACATCATCTGTCCAGTTATAATCTACGGTGATAATATTTTCCGATAGCCTGACATTGGCTGAAGGAACAGTATCTATCAACGCCCCTGTCTCCTGATTTATGATCTGTATATCGTAATCAGAAGTATCCGCAATCTTAATAACAGAAACATCATCCACCCTTATGCCTATTGTAATCGCCCCTACCCCTTGTATGATAAAGTCTCCTGCTCCGGCAACCTCAGTGTATTGAAAGAATCCTTCAAATGTCCCATTAGATAGAATAGAAAGAGCCGTATTAGTGATTGCCGAACCTGTACCACCCCCTACGGTTAATATTCCACCCGAATAATTAGAAACGGTAATCCTTACCCGGTAAAAATCATTTACCGTTAATATTCCTTTTTGAGACAACGCATTGACTCCCGTAGTTTGAGTCATTGTAAAATTCAACAGATTCAATACCCTAGACCATCCTATTATAGTCCACTCAACAAATGGATCAGTCTGGAAATCACCGTTTAATACTAACTCAGTACTCTCTGAAACCAGGAACTGGAAGGCAATATCGTCAAACTGGTTTGTAGGTTGACAGAAGGTCTGATTAGTAGTACAGGGAACTAGCTTGGGAAACGGATTGATCTTTACCGCACCCAAATCTAAAAACTCAGTAGGCTTGCCTATGAAACTCATACTATGAGTGCAACAAATTCTGCTTGAATAGGTGCTGTGTCTGCTTGTACCGCAATCGTATCCCAATCCACAAAGACTACGAATGCTTCTTGTGCAGTATTCACCTCTAACTTAGAGTTCCAGATGGTAAACCAATCTGATGCCTCTAACTTAATGTCCATTGTATCACCCCCTGTTTGATATATTCTTAACCTAAGAAAGTTCGTGTCATCCCGATTCATCAGGCTAAAGAAGTTAAAGGATTCCGATTGCCCCTTACCTACTGCTGCGGAGGTAAGTGTCGCTAGGTCTACTTCCGAGGTTGGTACTTCTACAAGCCTATTCATTGAGTCTGCTACACTAGATACCGTTTTAGAAAATGTTACGGTTCTTGTCTCTGCCCCCTCGGTATACGACACGGTTTGGGTTATTACCGCATCTGAAGGTATTATTGTTGCTGCCATCTTAGTTTATCATTGTGAAACTGACATCTCCAGTCTCTATATTATTTACCATCTCCTCAATCCATACTTCTTTGTCGAGGTCGGTATCTGACAACTCATTAATTATTAACGAGTTCCGTGTATTTGCCCTAATAATATCTGTTCTGGTCAAAGATAGGTTTTTTTCAAACCGATATTGCCTAGCCCTAAAACTATTGGGATCAAAGACCTTGTAAGTACCAGCATCATTCGATGCACCAAGACACTTAAAGAAAGTTTCCTGATCATTGGAGACTAGCAAAAGAGTGACTAGCGTTAAAGTAGGAGCCGATGTTATGTTTGAGTTTGTATTGACCCTTATCCTGTCTCCCGTAGCACACGTAAGGGTAACCGTAACGGTATCTGTAAATCTCTCATTAGTCCCTATTGGTCCTTCTAATCGAAACTGTCGGACGGTAGAAGCTCCACCCTTTAAAGTTGTAAATGAACTGTCGAACTGCTGAATGGACAATACATGAAAGATAGGAGCACTATTTATCACACCTGCTGCCGCCTGGGAAATAGAATAGATAACCTCTAGACTTACCTCAAAAGAAAACTCACCTGCAAACGGCACATCATAGAACGTGTTGTTAACATCAGAGGTATTGTAGTTATTCCCCAGATCGAATTGCTCATCGGTATAGTTTACCGTATTGTCTACAATTACCGATAGTAAAGTAGTGTCTATTGGAATAATGTCCGTATTTCCTTTCTCCGCTTTAGATGGAGTGGTCGCTGCGGTAAGATATTTAGTAAGGGAATTGGGAATAGAGCTTATCTGACGGTCTATGATCTTGTTGTTTAAAAATCCCAGATTGTAAAAGAAGTTGTTAGAGCAAAAGTCTACATCCTGAAATCTTGTTACCTGGCTTGCTGACGAATTACCCATAACTATAATTATATTATCGTCAAATTCATCATTATTGTTATTGACAACATCCTGTATTACATTGGAGTCTGTAACAAGGTCGTTGGTCAGATTTAACAACCCATCAACATTCCCCTTTCCCCTAAGTGAGTAATCTTCCTTTTGAAAGGAAAAGAACCTGGTTGTAGCCGAACAATTTCCTGAGGTAAATGCGGTATTGTTACCTACCTCCAAGTGTGAGGAAATCTTATTTGCGTCTATTTGAACGCTAAGGTCTAAAATATCCCTGATGGTATCGATAGAGGATTGATTGAAGAAAAACTCCCTCTCTTCTATTCTCATTACCTTGTCTCCGTTGGTATTGGTCACAAAATCAAAAGATAAGTCATGGGTAACCTGAAGGAAGGTTATAAGCTCTGAAAAAGATACATTAGGGGCTGGTGCTGAGTTTATTCTTATCTCTTCTCCGGTTGTTATGTAAAGCAATGAATCTCCCTCGAAATTACTCTCATCATCCAGGTATATGGATTGAACACCCTTTACTATATCGTCTGTCATAAACCGTACAAGGAAGTCCAGTGCATCCTTTACCCTGAAGTGCGTTCTAGTTTGAACAGGACTATAGCTGCCATTGGATTGAAAGTAATCCAACTCAAACTCTGTAGGAACTGTCACCTCCTCCCCGTTCTTGGTAATGCCGGAGTTTAAAAAGGCTTTTATGTTCTTATTGCTCTGTATTGCTCCCTGAAAACTGGAGTCTTCAATAGTAGCCTCTGCGGTGAGCTTTTCAAGATTGAATTTAACGTCTGTCAATATAACTACCCCCGAATACTTCTCTAAGTAAGTATTATCAGATTGCAGTATGTCTATTGTTACATTGACCTTGTCATTGTAGTTATCATCAAACCTGCTTTTTAAAGCCAAATACCCATCTCTCTGAAATGTGAACTTATTGGTAGAACTTATCAAGAGTCCCGCTATATCATCATCCCTCTTTAGGCGAAGCTCAAATTCCTTCCACCCTTCAGGAGTTTGTATAATAACACCCTCTATTTTAAACTGGTATTTCTCTAATGCCATGACCTCCTCCTATTACTGCTCTCCATAGCCCTGATCATAGTCTTGGCTAATGTATTGCCCTCTTGCATTAACTTAATCTGTTTTCTCTGGTTGCTCCACAGATGAACATCATTAAACGGATCAGATACCTTATCCTTACCCATGTTTTTCATAATGGGAAGCATATACTCTTGCATAACGTAATTATCAAAATTATGATCTATCATAGAATCAATAGCTCCTTTGTATTTCTTGGACTGTTCTGGAGGTATAATGCTTTCAGTCTTTAGAATCTTAGCATACATCTCCCCTTCCTTTAGCTCTGGCTTCTTACCCTCGTGGAACTCTGGTATAGGCTGAGAGGCTATTACCGCTATCTCTAATAATCCTAATGCCGCTACAAGTGCTGCTAATGCCGGGTTAGCAAGTACTTTAGTCACCTCAACTGCGGTATTGATGGTTGCTGATATAATCGCTGCTATCTTATCCTGCTGGGCTTGCCTGGTAAGTATCTTAGCTCTTTCCCGATCTGTCCTTTCAAGAATCTCCGTTCTTTTCTTTGCTAACTCTTCCTCGCTTAGTCCTTGTTTCTCCAATGACCTCAATGCACGTATTTCCTCGTTATCAATGGCTATTAGCTTGTTTGTGTTGATCTGGGCAAGTATCCTGAATGCCTGTTGTTCGGCATCTGAGGCTATGCCAATGGCTTCTAAACGCTTTTCTGTGGTTGCCTCTATCTCATCTCTTTGTATCTTCTGGAAATCCTTTACTAAGTCACCAGTAGTCTGGGCTGAGTCCCCTATCTTATCTAGTCCCAGCTTCTGAGCCTCTAATGGGTCTAGGGTATCGGTAAGGGCTATCTTTAACTCTATCTCAGCAGAGGTAAGCACATCTACTGCTTCGTTTAACTCCTTAATTGTATCCTTAGAGACATTGCCCGCTAACGCCTGATTCAATAATTCTTTTCTGAGTTCAGATATACGCTTGCTTAATAATTCAATAGGGTCGGAAGCCTTGTCTTTACCCAATAAATCGTTAAGTTCTTTTTGTAGGGGGATTAACTCTCGGGTAATCTGGGCAATTCTTTGAGTGCTTGTATTTTGGGCGGCTTGTTCTTTTCTGAGTTCGCTTATAGCGTTTTTTAAGAAAAATATATTTCTTACTTGCTCTTTAATGACTCCATCTGAATCCTCTATTGATTTTTTAAATCTATCTGTTCCTAAAGCGGCATCAATAAAATCTTTTTCAACATCAGTAAGTTCAATGCCTAACTCTTCTAAGCCAAGCAATAAATCGGCTATATCTGCATTAAGTAATGTGTTCTCATTTCTCAGGTTATTAATCTGACCAGCGGTTAATTTTACTTCATCAGTAGTCGCCTTAAATCCTGCCTTACTAAACCTAACGATTGTTGTAAAGCCCTTGTTTAATGATTCTGTATTTTTATCTACTGCACCCGTGAAATCTTCTATCTCTTCTCTTGTCTCTCTAATCCTTTCAGCATTCCTTAATAGCAACAATTTTTGTTGTTGTTTAAGGTTTGCTATCACTATGTCAGTATTTATCTCTAGGGCATTCCCAAATCTATCAAACTCTGTGGCTGCTTGCGGGACTATGCCGGCTAAATCTTGAATAATGTTTTTTAACTCTTCTTGTTCTTCTGCATTTAACTCTGTTTGCGATGCTAACTTATCATGACGATTTATTAAAGTGCTTATCTCTTTTCCCTGAATGGCAAATTCTTTATTCTCTATAACAAGATCATCTATTAAATCCTTTGTTGTTTTGGAGAAACTATTAATCCCTTTTAATGCTGCAAGAAAAGCGGGTGTCAGAAGTTCAGCTAAATGTTCTGTTTGTTCTTCAAGTGTAGCAGTTAATATAGCTTGCTGACGAGCCAAACTATTAGTATTAGTTTCAAAGGATTTTAAGGCATCCCCGGAACTATCGATAGCTATTTGAAATATGGCTTCTGCTTTTGCTTGTTGTTGGGTTAAGCCTAAATCAACTTGTTTTGACTTTACTAAATCCTTAAATTGTATGCTAGTTTGGTCTATTACAACCCCCAGGGTTTTTAGTCCTTCTACTTCTCCGGTTAATGATCTTGCTACTATATTAGAAATTTCAGCAGCACTTCTTGAATCTCCGGTAAACTCTTTTAACGCGCCCCCCAATTTAACCGCTTCTACTGACATCTCTGCTGCTCGCTCCCGGCTTAATCCCAAAGGAACAAGTATATCACCTATTGCTGCGGCTGCGCCTAGAAATCCAACTTCAGTTAATCCTAATGATTTAGCACTTTGTTCTGCGAACTTCTCTACTATTTCTAGTGAATTACCAAATACTGTTTGTGCTCTTTTCTCAAAGGCTTCTGATTCAGTTCCTACTTCAAGTAAATGCTCCCCAAAGTTTAGAATGCTTTTTACTGCAAATGCACCTACTAAGACTTTTCCTATTGAACCAAGAGTGTTCCCTAATCCATCTGAGGTTTTATCAAGTGATTCAACATTACCTTCAAGTATTTTAATGTCTTTGTTAATGTCTGCTATCTCCTTGTCGAAAAGTTGAAGAGTCTTTACATCAAATGCTGACTTTCTATTACGCTTGACTCTTTCAAGGTCTTTAATGGTCTCAGCAAGTAAAGCTTTTCGCTTTTTCCCAGCTTCTTCAAAGATTTTAATGTTCTTTTCTTCTACCTTACCCTGCTCTTTGAGAACATCAGTAGTCTTTTTAATGTCCTTTGTATCGCTAACGATCCTTATAACTACGGTATCAAGAGTCGCCATTACCAGCCATCTTCTGTAGGTGTTTTCTGTCGGCTAGATGCCCGGGTTTTCTCTAACAGGATATGATGGTCATACCAACCAAATTCCTTTAGCTGATCGTAACTCATATTGTTTGCTGATGCTAGTGCCATGTTAGAGGTCATACGCTCATCGCGTTTTTCTTGGATAATATGGTAGAAATGGTTTTCAAATGCTCCGTCGTTATCTGGCTGCCCACTGTCATATAAGTTGCTAAATCTTTGTCGGACATATCCGTCGAACCTATGATACTCTTGAAGAGCGTCCCGAAAAAAAAACCCATCCTTTCATCTTCCCTGTCCTGTCGCTTAAACAAATCTATCTTTTCCCTTCCCAATAGATCGTCGTAGTCAAGTATGTTCTCGTCTTTAGTGAAAAACATTACTGAGGCTATCTTGTAGATAATGTCTGTCTCGTAGATCATTTCTAATCTCTCCTGGAGCTGTTGGTTGAGCTTAAAGAGTTTTCCTATGTCAATCTTTGTATTATCAGTCAATACGGTCTCCATTGCTTTAGTATGCTTGATAAGAAAGTCCCTTGTGGTACGCATAGACAGTTCATTCCAGAAGTCATTGCAGGTGAGTGCACGTTGGCACTTTACCTTAGATATGTCCTTGAACTTATAGTAGTTTACCCCTTCTATTGAGAAGACTTTTATAATAGGGTCTTTTACTTCAGGCTTCTTCTCGAAGTAGGATTTAAAGAAGTAGTAAAGTCTTTTAATCACACTAATGCAGATTTATAATTATTGAATTTCCTTAATGCGTTTGTCCAGTTACGTGCAAGACAAGTAAAAACTATATATCCAGTATCACGTCCGTGCTTATTGAAGTACCAATACTTGCAACCAGGCTTTAGCCTATAATCTCTTTTGGGCTTGGTGGTTAACCTACTAGGCTCTTGGCTTTTAAAATTAAAGAAGTCTTTTCCGAAAAGAAGCCCTATTAACCAGTCTAAAAATCTCATGCAAATAACTTATTATACTCTGTTGGTAAGTGGTGTGCCATTCCCCGGTTAATCACTTCGTTAGACCTTAGTATCTCGTAAGTCTGAAATCTCTTTCTGATAAAGATAACAATCCCCGGCATCCCGTCTTTCTTAAACTTTGCCTCTCCTCCGTTACAATTACAACTCTTAAATACTTGAAATCCCTGATTAGTCAGAAAGTCTACCATTTACAAAGGCATTAAAGCCGGATAGGGCAAAGATATAAATTATATACGTTAGTAAGTTGGTTAAAGTTAACTCATGGTAGAATAGAGGGTAAACCCAGGAGTGCAGACTCGCCATACATACCACACAACCGAAAATAGGCTTCTGTACCCACATAGGAGCGTTTCTAAGCCCCCAACGTATCCACCATAGGAGTTCCTTATCCTTTGGGTCTGGAGTCTTGTCTACGGTAAGACCGTATTCAGTAGCCATTGAGAATCCAAAGATGTAAAGGCTATTCAGAATTAAAAGAACTAATATTTGATAATCCATAATATTATTTGGTTTTGGGTGTCTCTGTGCGGTGAGCAACTGCCATTTTATTTCGTTTTATATGAAATTCAATTACCTTATAATAACATGGAGGGCAATTCATACCTACAAATGGATTATGCTTATTATAAATCTTAAATGCTCTTATCCAAACAGGATCAAGTTTATTAAGCATAAGTTTATTGATCGTTTGTTCGAGGTGATGAACTTCAGGGGGCATAAACGCATCAGTAATAAGTCGATCAACCATCTTTATTTCTTCTTCTGTTGGAGGCATATATTTAAATCCTTCAGCAATACTCTTCATCAGTTATTGGAATAGGTGAATAGCACTTCACATTGCCTTAGTTGATACAATCCCTCCTCTGAAGTTGTAATATATACCTTGCGTCTATTGTCATAGGCTAAGTAGTCAAACCCTCCCCAATCAGCTAACCTCATAGAGATAAAGCTTTCTAACGGTATGTATTTGTTTAAGTCAATCATAACCCCAAATAAGTTAGTTCATCACGCATAAAAGTACTAAACATATATCTAGTACAGTCCAAAAAGTCTGCCTGTTGCTTCTTAGACTGCCTTGAATCCTTAATAATCTTTAGCTTCTCAGGATCGTATTCGACATTCTGCAAATCCCAAATACTATCCTTGCAGTTATCCTTATCATAGATTACCTCGCACTTAGCAAGTATCATATTGGTTTCCATCCTTGAAATCCTATGCAAAGGGTTCTTGCCAGGGAGTGATACCTGACCATCAGTTAAAGTCAATAGCTCTTTTATCTTTCGATAGTAGGTAAGACCTTTTTTAAGTGCGCTCTCATTCTCTCCCGTCTGATCTCCAGTTACTCTAAATAAAGCATCTGGATACTTAGCCATAACTTGATTACACATTTCCTCTATGTCTACGTTGATTACTGATATATCCTCTATAAAGTGAATCTTGTTGAAATCAGGCTTCTGGGCTATCACGCAAGTCAACGGCTCTCTGTTAAAGTCAAATGACAATAGCGTTTCTAAATCTGCCCTCCATTCTGTCTTTCCTATATGGCTCTTGTTGAAGTTAAACGCAAATACCGATACATTGGCATCTACATACTCAGCTAATCCCTCTTGGCGAAACACCACCCCTTCCTCTTGGAATTTCCATTCTTCTATTTCCTCTCTGTCGATATAGGGGTTATCATAGATAGTATAGTGAAAGAACTTCCAGTTATCAAACTGCTTGTAATCCTCTTCAATCAAATAAAAGTCATTGTTCTTTCCTTTGGGTCTGCTTAGTATCCAACCGTCACCCCTGTAATCGGTTAAGGTGGGTCTTATGGTGTTCTTCCACGCTTCTAGTAGTTTAGGGGCTTTTGAGGCTTCATCGATGATGGCTCGCTTGTATTTACGTCCCTGACCACTATCAGGGTTTTCCATAGACCAGAAGTCAATAACCCCTCCCGATATTAACCTAAGTTGTTTAAGTTGTTCGTCTTTCTTGGAGATAACCTGATGGTAAGCCTTCTTAACCTCATGCCAAACCTCTGATAAGTCTTTGTAAGTGGGAAACCAAATGCCTACCGGGTATCCATCTAAAGAAGGGTCGCACAATTCTACGATTAAAGTGGTCTTGCCCCATCTTCTTCCGCATCTAAGATGATTGAATCTTAAAGCTGAATCTATTACCTCTTGCTGAGAGGGGTGTAAAGTGGGAAAGCGTACTTCTAATTCAGTCACGTACTACTCTAATGGTGAGTTCTCCAGTAAGCTCTGCTGCCATTTCCTGGGGCACGAGTTTAGAACAAATGCGATAAAAATCTGAAGGGTGCTCTTCTGCAAATTTCTTTAGCCCATGTTTAGGATCATCTTCTAATGCTTGGTAGGTTTCTGTAAGCAAGTCTTTAAAGGCTTTGCCTACTTTGTTCTTAGAACCTGATTGTCTTCCTCCGGTCTTATTGCCATTCTTGTCTGCCATAGTCTAAAAACGTCTATTATAGACAAAGTTACGAACTTTCTATTGATTTTGTTTCACCTGATAAGGAAGTGCGATTGTCCCACTACAAAAACAAAACTATTTCATGTTCTCTATTTCTTCTTTTATTCTATCCCCCTCAGGGGTTACTTGATCAGGTTTGTGATTTCTTCCCATTGTTTTTTAACATCAATAAGGTCGGTAGAAAGTATTGAATAACTCCCATAAACCCAATTTTGAATCTTTTTGGTCTTGAAGTCAAGTAGTCCCGTTTTTTTATCACCTCTCACGAATACCACGTAATCACAACCAGCATAAGAGTAATTGCCTAATTGAATCCATTTGGTTTTGTGTCTATTGAACATAATTTTTAGTTTTAGTTGTTATCGTTTCTCTTTGTTTTATTTAGAGGGGGCTAAAACTTCTTTTGCAGTTAAATAACTTGACATAAAACCCCTATCATCTTCCGGATAAGTCGCTTCAGCGTGTTGATGAATAGCATCATCTTCGGAAAAAGCCTCATAAGTACCTACCTTTTTTCTAAATTCTTTGAAGTTTTTATCTACTCCAAATTCAAATATATCATAGTCTTTCATAGTCTCTGTGTTAGTTGATTAAATAGATGGGCTGCAAAGAGTTTTTTCAGGTTCAGGGTTACGGATTTCTATATTTCCGTCCGAGCCAGTATCAGGCTTTCCTACTCTTTGTGATAACCGCACGCCCATCATACCTTTATTTTTTCTTTTTAGGATTTAAGGCAAAAAAGGCGATTTTACCAAGAACCCGCTCTGAAGGGTTTTCACGGTCACTCCTTCCCCAAATTCTCATTAAAGCTATCGCATACCTTTTTATTTTCCCCTCACTCTCTTTCCCTTGGTGTTGGATAGCCCAATTAGCTCCTTGTCTTCGACAAAAATTGTTTCTGTTTCTTTGACAATCTTCCTCAGAAGTTTCTAATTTCTTGTGTGGAAATTGTTTTTCTATATCATCTTCTGTTATCGGTGTGCTAGGGGGAAGGGGTTCACGCTCCAGAATGAATCTGGCTATATTCCTATCATACTCTTTGGTTTTTTCATCCAATTTTGAGTAATCCCCATTTGTCCAATATGGCTTACCATGATCTTTTAAATACTGATCGCAATAAAGTTTGTGTATTTCTTCAGACAGTTCCTCTATATCCTCTGTAATCGGTACACTTGGAGGGGAAGCAAAGATTTTCATTACTTCATCAGCATAAAATTCCGGCTCATCACTTTGAGGTTCCGGTTTACGATGTTTGAATAATTCAATTAGTTTTTCTCTCATGTTATTTATTTATCCCCATTGATCTGCCATTGCGTTAGCGATTCCCTGATAGGTTTTACTTCTTAATTTTGATCGTTCAGGCCCAGGTGACATCTTCCAGATTTTTTGCTCTCTTACGGTAACTATATTTGTTGGCTTTAGTTTAGGCAGATTGGTTAGCCATAGACAAGTTGCCTTTTGTTCTCCATGTCCGAATTGCCAAGGTTGAATAATTTGAGTATATTTACCTATCCCTTTTACAAAAAAATTCTCCTCAGACTCCTCTCTTACATATCTAAACCCTTCTCTTGCGTATTTATGTGGAATTGGATTTTCAAACCCCATCTTTTTTATCCCAAACTCCTTTGCATAGGCTAAAGAGTGCCAGAATTTAATTGCCTCTTTTAAATCGTACCATAAATCACGTTCCGCCAACCACCTAACACCCGAATTGGTAAGCCTGGTACATGGCGGGAAAGCAATCATCATATCCCAACCATCGTTAAGAATAGCCTGAACATCACCTACTATATGCCACTCGGGATGATCTCCGGAGGTTTCTAGTATATCACATGAATACGCCTCATGTCCTTTATCCCTAAAGGCTTTGCAGACTACCTGACTTTCTTCACATGCAAGTAATATCTTCATGATTTTTGAATTAAATCTCTCATTTTACTATCTTTTATTTGTAATTACATCAGGAGATATAGTGCATAATTTTTCACATTCATTACAGATATGGTCGCAAAAAGGAAGACTTCCATTCCAATTTTTACGCTTCTTAAAATTACTGCTTCTACAACAATGGGTTCTATTTTTTTCTAAATGATCTGTAATGGATTCAAGTTGGGTTTCTGTTAGAAAAACATCTGCTTCAATAGTTGCCCTGGTAATATGATTTAACAATGTATCTTGTTCTGCCATAGTATCTTTTGGGTTAGGGCGTTAATTGCCATCCTTCTTCTTCATTAATAAATTCAATGTTTAGGATTCTCATAACTGCCTCTAAATGTTCAGTCGGTTCAACCATATTGTCATTCAAATAATTTTTTATCTCTTTCGCTTCCATAGTCTCTTATTTGGGTAAGGGGGTTAAACGATAGTTACTTTCACTTTTTTAATATCGTATCCCTTTAATCGCATCTGGTGTGGTGACTGACCGATACCGGACTTGTGGAACAATTTAGCAACAGCTTCACAGGTAGTTTCATCAGGTGCAAGTAAGGTTAGTTGCATATTTCCATCTGGCGCTACCCAAACATAAAAATCTTCATTCACTATTTGTTCTATTTCCATTTTATAGGGTTTATTGGTTAGAGGGCTAATTCGAGTCGCTTAATATCACAGTTAAATATCTTTGCCTTTTCCTGAGCAATACTCTTACGCCAGAATATAGGTAGTTGTCCATTAAGGATTTGGGGAACGCCTCTTTTTGTAAGGAGCATCCAACAAACTATTTTCTTTTTCTCTTTCATTTTGTGTGGTGTTAGTTAGAGGGCTAGGCTACTTAACCATCTTCCCGTAATTATCGTATTTGATTTCCCACCTCAAACTTCCATCAGGATTGTACTTTTTATTTACACCTACTCTAATCCACATAATTCCATCAGTCGATACTCTGCGATTGGGATATTCTCCTGCCCATAGTGGAGCAATTACTGCCCTTGTTTCAATATATGAGATTTTTCCGTCTGGGTATCTTTCTACTATCTCTTTCTTGCTTAATTTCATATCGCTAAAATTAGACCCCAAATCAATAGGAGTAGGGTGCAAAGAGTTATCCACTTAGATTTTGTCATAGTGGTTTATGTTCGTTCCTGTGTATTCTTCGGATAGCTTTATCTGTCAGGTTTTGAATGTCATATTCGCGCATTAACTCAAACCTCTTTGATGCCTCCAATTCCTTCCACCATTCAACTGCTTCATTATTCTTCATAGTGCTAGTTTTATCTTTTGTTTAAAGAGTTGTTTAAGGGTTTCAATCTCTGGAATGGTCTGCTTAATGGATTGGGTTCTGCGTTGCTCCAACTCATCAAATCGCTTTCTTCCTATTCTCTTTATTAACCTGGGGCGGTACTCTAAAAGATTGGCGTGCTTGTCTCGGTTGCAATGAACACACTGAACATGAATATTATCTAGGTCGAATCTTACACTAGGGTTTTCCCCTTGACTCCAGAAGTGTCCAGCATCCCTCTTTGCCCCGGTGTCTGGTCTATCACAAGATACGCAATCTTTCCCTTTATCCCTGATTTGAACATACCTATTTACTAACACCTGGAGTTCCTTTTTATGCTGGGAAAGGGTTTTTAGCTTATCCTTCTGTTTCTTGTTCTTACGGTAGATTTCTAATAGCATATTCTTCTCCTTCTTTTCTCTTAGCTGGATGCTGTACTCTATTCCGCATTCGTATTTACAGACCGATTGCCCTTCATTCTTAGGAGTAAATTTGATTTTGCAGTATTTGTTCTTACAGGTTCTCAAAATAATGTATCCTGGAATTTCTGTTCAACTGTTACTATGGTATCGTAATGCGTTCTGCCATGAGCAACCAAAAGAATTTCTACAATCTTAAACCCCATCTTTTTACCGAAGCCGTTACTATGATAGCCAAAATGTATAGTATGTCCACCAGGTAATATTTTCTTAGCAATCGCAATTTTTAATTGACTATATGCTCCTGAAGGGTCTTTTGTAATCATTTCCTCTTTTCCATGTCCTTTATAACATTCAAATATCTGCCTTAATGTATAGGGTGGATCAAATAAGCATCCTTGATATTCGCCAGGTAATAGGTTTATAAAGTCTCTTGCTTCTAGGTTATGATGCGCCGGCATTTCTGGGTTAATGTCGTTAGTAATTTCAGCAGGGCTATTCATTCCAGCAAAAGGGTCTATCCATCCCTTAAAATCACCCCCATACTTGTAAATCAATTTCTTGATAGGTGGTATTTCAAAAGTCCACTTGTTAGGCATAGCCCATACTCTGTTGATTATCATATCTCTAAGCTAATGTCCCTCCCAGCCTCTCTCCAATTATTAAGCTGCCAATTTAAACGGTTGTCTCTAACCTCTGATTCTACGCTCCCGGTGTATTTCTCTTCAAATCTATTACGGGGTCTTGTAGCCTCTGTAACAGCCGACTCATGGATTTCTAGTGCAACCTTACCAGGGATGTTAATAAAGTCTCTTAATAAAGTAGTGTACACGTCTCCATAATCTTTCAGGGGCGATCCGTTCTCAAAGTTCTTCTTTAGTTTCTCCCTCATGTGTTGAATACCTACTGCCCTATCAAATGGTTCTGCCTTGTAGTCGCTGAAAGTAGGGGGCTTAGGTTCTTTGTAATATAAATCTGTTTCTTGCTTTTGGTTGCCGTTAGTCTTTAAAGGGAAAATTCCTTGCCATTGGTTGTTTATGGATTGTTGTATCATCTTTACTGCGGTGTCCTCAGATACCAGCCAGAACTGATTTAAACAGCCACTAATCGACTTTGCAGACTTTAAGGGCTTCTTTATCTCTTTGCGGTAAGAAATCCATTCGTCCCATTGTTTTGCAAAGGGTAGTCCATGTGGTAAGCGTATGTCAATAGGAGTGGTCATTTAAGGTAGAATAAATCCTAATACCATTCCAAATATCAAATAAGGAAGTTCCTCGGGGTAGTAGTAAGCGGTTAAAGAAATAAGAGTAATACCCAAAATGATAAAAATAGTTTTCTTCTTCATATCTTTTATTTTGTTTTGATTAAATGAGGGGGCTAATTAATATTTACCCGATTCTTTTTACCTTTTTCTACAATCTCCATAATTTCAAGGCATTTCTCACAAGTAATATCCCATTTCTCTTCTGTATATTTAAAAATCATATCCTTGAAATTAGGATGGTTTAATGAAGGAAATTGAGTTTTGTCCGCATCAATAGTGGGCATACCGCACATCGTTACTCCGAAAGGCAGAAGAATGTGTTTACCCCAATCTTCTAATTCCCCTTTGAGCGTTACGCATTTGGTTTTCGGTTCTTTCATAATCCCTAGTTGGTTAGTTACATTTTTTACACGGTGTTCCTATGGGGTAATAACCTCCAATCTCATCAATTAATGATTCATCAAAGTCCCACATCAATCCTTCTCCATCACATTCTGTACAAGTTTCTTCTTTCATAGTTATAGTTTATTAATAGTTGAAATTAAACAGAGGTAAGACATAGGGTTGTGAGTTTAGAAGCTCTCCCTTATGCCTTACGCTAGAATCATGTTTACCTGAATCTCTCTGAATATTGTTGCGCAAAGGATTGGTTATTTTAAAAGAAAACCAGCAAAAGAAAAGAGAAAGAAAAAGCTCCGCCAGGAAAACTCTCTCTTACCCAATAAGGGTATTTATCTGATCCAACAAGTATTGCTTGAAGTTGCGCTATTCCTTTAACGAGCCACCGATACGGGCTTTGTATAGTGAGATTAAAAAAAGAAACCCGACATCGCTTGACGGTGTGCCGGGCATTCTTTAAAGCTATCATAGGAGATAACTGTGTAATACTTTGTCGATCAACACCGTCAAAAGCGATTAATCTCATTGCAAATATATAAATAATTTGGTTAATCATCTTGCGTTACGTTTGAAAAAGCAATAAAATACTTCCAATCATATTCTTTCTGCTCGTGGTTATCTTTGGTCTGTACTCCTTTAATAAGTGGGTCGGTGGCATCTTTAAATCCCCATTCAGTTGAGATAAAAGGGTTTATCTTACCTAACCTCGGATCACCGTTTGGGAGGGTACAACTTCCAAATACGCAAAACTCCTCGTGATGAGCTTTATAAATAGCGAAGTACACCTCCTTAGTTGTTTCTACCCAGAATATATTATCCATTGTTTTCTATTTGATTAACAAATTCTCTTTAAAAACTCGTACTAATTCCCTGCATTGATTAGAGTCAAATAAACCTATGTGAGCTTCATCAGGGGTTAAATTCATTAGATTTTGAATAGCGTAATAAACATTCTTTCTTGACATTACTTTGTCCTGCCAAAGCCAATCTATTGAATTATGTGCCCACTTTCTGTAATTCCTAGTCTCTTTGTCCGCTAACGTTCCTTTAGGCTCTCCGTTGCCCTTATGCGCCCCTACGTATGAATCACATTTAGGATAGTTCACACATAACCATATCTTACCGTAATCCCTTCCATAGACAATTATGCTCGAAGTAAATCTAGCCTCCCTATCACAATATGGGCAAATAGGTTTCATTAATCTAATTTATCCATTTCCGTTTTCCAATCATCTCTGCATAGTGGCGAACAAAACCTTTCCCACCCCTCAAAATCAGTACATTCTTGGCAGTAATCCTGATTACAAGATTCGCATCTGCCTATTAATTTGTTATTAAACATTGTTCTGTTGTTTATTGGTTAATTTGATTATCAAAATATATCTGTTCCTCCTTATACTCGTCTGCGGTGGGCAAATAGCACCCATCAGCAAAACTCCATATTCTAAACTTATCTATAAACTTTGTTAGCTCGGCAGTATCCATTTTGGAGGTCTTGTCTGCAAATTCCTGATTCCTTTTAGTGTAAGTATATCCCAACTCTCTTTTCACCACTAACTTAGCTTCCTCTAAATACCATCCGTTTTCTTTACCCCACAAACTAAAGAGTACGTGCAAGTAACTATTCTGGCTTACTGACCTCTTGGGGTGAATCTTGGTCAGGGATGCCTTAGAACCATCCTTAATCAGCTTAGATAGGTATTCCTGGGCTTTCTGTTGCGGGTAAGTTCCCTTTGAAAAGTCGTACTTCATCCTTTAAACATTTCGTGAACCTCTTCCATTGCCTCTATACTTGAATTAACCCCCATAGTTGCCCATGATCCCGAATCAGTAGAGTGTTTTACTGCCTCTTTACTAGAATAATCTGGCTCTATATACACTTGGTTGGGGTTCGGCTTTAATTTGCCTTTTTCTGATACAATCAATGCGCGTTCCCTATTAGAACATCCGGGAGAACAGAACTTTGTTTTGGGAGGGAAAACCTCATTATCACAATACCTACATGCACAAATCATAGCCTTTCTCAGTTATCATAGGTTAGTCTTCTTTATATCTATATCTCCAATGTGAAGGAGTATCTAATATTAATCCTTCCTCGCACTCTGCTCCCTGTGTGCCAAAACCTTCACCAAAATACCCATTTCCACCCGCTATACCCGCCATCATACAATGCCTCTTTTCTAGATACGCACAATCACCCTCAAAAGTCTTACCCCCATCATAAGTTATCTCTAAGGGTTCAGAAAATTCAGGCACTCTTTCTTTAACACTTATCCACTCCATAGCCTAAAAGTTAAATTGTTGTGGTATTATCCAAAAATTCACTGAATGTTAATTGCTTACCTTCAGATTTATAGAAGTTCTTACGCAAGGTATTAGCACGTTCAAACAATGGGAAAGCCTTACTCCTTAAATACTTTTCCGCTTCTGCTAATTGTGTCTCAGACTCTATCAAAGTATAGCCATCATTACTTGATTGAATACATTGACCATCTTTAATCAGCTCTGCCACGTAATCCCTCATTCTACGGTCTGAGATATAAAAAGGAAGTGCATCTAAGAGTGTGTGCCGTTTAATAGTACCTCGTTTGAGTACTGCCAGGATTTCTCCCTTCTCGTATTTTCTTATGTCTTCTAGTGATTGCATAGGTTCGGGGGTTATCCCGTGACACTCACACCTATCATTTGTGCAAGAAAATCCGGTTTGGTTTACACATTCTCCCATTAGTGATCGTTTAGCCAATTATTCATTTTGTCAGCTAAGTCAAACATTTGATCGGTGGACAATACCAGTACCTCTGTATTCTGCGTCATATAGCTCGCTACAAGCACGTCCTTAGCATAACTAAGAGCAAATGAGGAGTTACTACCAGAACCGCCCTTCGATGCGCTAGAGGGCTTAAATTCCTTTTGAGGTAGCTTTATTTTAGGTCTGTCACCCCCTTCAAATTCATAGTCTGCTTCTTTCCCTACTTGAAATGGAAACTCAGGAGCATCTTTATCAGTGAATTTAGGAGTCATATACTGACCTGCGTGTTCACCTATTTCTACTTCAAAGATATAGAAGGTCTTTCCGTGTCCTTCCCAAGTGTTATTTGCTTGTACTGTCTTTACGATTCCTTTCATTGTCTTGGTTTTATTGGTTAAGATTGGTTCTTAATTATCTATCCCACCAATGCGGGTAGCCTGTTGATGGTCTTTCTTCGTAGTCATGTTCTCCCATTGTTATTTAGTTTTAGTTATTGGTTTTTTTCTGTTAAGTTCTCGTAAGTAAATTATCTTTAAATGGGTATCCAGGGGTTCTATCATTGACTCATACTCTAAGTCTCGCTCCGCTATTACTTGATGTAGAGTTTTGGTTCTTATCATTTTAAAGAACTTATTAATGTGTCTCTTAGGAATTGATAGTGGCTCTTTTTTGCTGCTGACCCTGCTGCTGACCATGCTGCTGACCATGCTGCTGACTCTGCTGCTGACTCTGCTGCTGACCCTGCTGCTGACCATGCTGCTGACCATGCTGCTGACTCTGCTGCTGACTCTGCTGCTGACCCTGCTG